ATATTTAAAAAACAAACCTCGTGCGTTTTTAAAAGCCTGATCTACTTTATCGCTTGTAGCATCATCCATAGAGAATTTATAAGGCAATGCTTTAACCATTGGCCAAACCTCTTTTTTGGTGGCCTCTTCCATTGCGCTAATAATTGGATCTATAACATCCCTGTGATACTGCCATGCAAGTAAATCTTTAAATTCTGATCGTTTCGCCTTCATCAATGCTTAGTCGATACAAGAAACAGCAATGCAACCATTGCCAACCAAGTTAGCCCTAAAGCTGTCCATAGCCAATAATGGGATATTATAGAGCAGCTCGCTATATCCAATTTTTACCCTCTAATGGGTTCATGCTATAAAGCGCATAGTGTGACAAAATACCTAGCGCAAACGAGATAAATAAAGGCATATAAGAGTGAATGAACGCTCCAGACCCACAAACCACAAAAGGGAAGAAGTAGCTATGAGTCCATCCTCTATGTTTCCCAGATTGCGCTAGGCTTAAAACCAAGCTAGGCACAAACGCCATAGCAATAAAATTTCCTTTCTCTAAGACCTGCCATAGACCAAATAAAAAAGATACTGAGCTAAATCTAGCAAACCATTTAGTAGGTGTTGACTTTGTATCTAAATCAGGGAACAAGCCTCCAAAAACACCGAGCAAAAAAGCACCTGCTGACATTTTTGGATCTTGGGCTATATAGTGAGCTATCCCGCCGCATGATGCCCCTGTAATTACGCCTGCTGTTAGGTGGTCTTTAAAGTTCATTCGCTAGACTCTTCTTTTTCCTTTGGGTCGTCTTGATTTGTGATCTCTGTTGTTTTTTCTAAATTCTGATGCATCAATTCGTCTTGCTCTTCTCGCCAAGCCTCAAAGCTCTTTTTGCTATATTTTACTTGGTCAAAATTATACTGATCGCCACCATAAGTAGATTCCCAAATATCAGTAGCAGGAAAGCCTTGATTAATCATAAAATCATCAGCCTGAGTATGCTTAAGCCTTAAATCTGCCATATCAAGCTCACTCATTTCATGCAATGGATTGAATACCGTTGTCATATCTTCAGTATCAATGCCCATTTCTAAGCCTTTTAGATACTTCACCCTATCAACCACTGGTACTATCCTGTTTTCTTGCTCACTTGAGACAGAATCATAGTAGGTTATTCGTTCTTCTGATAAATGACCGCCGCCGCCAAGGCCTGAACCTTCAGACTTTGAAAATAAGATCCCTACAGGGTAATTACCAGACATTGCAACGTCAGTTTGGATTTGCTCATAAAGGCCATCTAAGCCAGTTACAGGGGTTGCAAGCTTTTCTACCTTGTCGGTAGCACCCATCAATGTAGTATTGTTTAGGTTTCGCTCTCTTCTTTGAGTCCGTAAGAATTGGATTCTCTCTGTTCTTTTGGTAATCTTTGGCAATCCTTCAAGATACATCACCTCTTCTACAAAATTCTGAATAATAGAGGGGCCAGCCTGAGTCGCTACACCATAGCGCCTGATTACGTTATAAAGATGCTGGTAAATAGAAGGGGAAAAGCCCCAATAGTTACGCCTTGATGTGTAATCAATGTTAGTGGTACCTAAAAGTGGGATAATTCTTGATTCATGCACAATAATCTGCACGTTATCATTGCCCAAGTAGTAGTTTAGTCTATAGTGTACTGGCTCTCCTGCTTTTTCATGTCCTATAGGGTAGTATGAATCAACCCCATACTCTTGGCACCTAAAAGAGTTATGAACGGTGATAGACTTGATTTTTCTTATATTGTTTTCGTTTAGCGGGTCTTCTGGTCTGCCGCCGTCTTCAATATCTAAGTAAAATACTGCACCGCCAAAAATCTTTGATTGTTGGTCTAAGCTGAATATCTTTTGATTGATGTTGTATTCTTTCTTGATTGCGTTTTCTAAGTCTTCTGCCCCATCTGAGTTGCCTTGATCAACAAAAGTAAAACTCTTGCGGGTCATGTCGCTTGATCTTAGGTCTACAAATCGCCTAGCTAAGGGGTCAGTTTCATGCAGGGCTCTTAGTTGCTCAAAACCAAGTCGATTTTGCCTGTATAAATCAGTGGCTTGTATTGGGTCTTCAAAGCCAAAGTTATTAGTCGCATTGGCCCATCCGCTCACGTCTTGATTATCAAGGGAGACCAAAGAATCTTCTTTTTTGACTTTCCATGTCGATGGGTTAACGGACATCCTATCCTGCTTTTTAGTTAACTGTACCTAGTGTATAACTCAAATGTAGAAGTTGTAAAGGCTTTTTCTACTAGACCTGTTAAACAGTCGGGCGCATCGTCATGTAGGTTGTCCCCTTCTTTCATGTAAGTATTCAAATCTTTGTGGAATTTAGGCCATAAAGCACGCCATNCAGGGGGAAAAAAGACATGCCTTTGGATGAAAGCAGAATGAGCTAGGATCCTAGCAATCTTGTTTTCTGATTGGTGAAACCATTCAATGCCTACCTTGTTGATTCGCTCCATTTCATCAATAGTCTTTTCTACGGCCCTTGCAAACCCACGCCCGCCGTTGTTTGATTCAATATAAGAATCTATGTACCCGTATTTCTCTGAGTTCTGCAATAAAAACTTTGCTGTTTCTGGCTCTGTAACTTCCATCCCCTCTTTAGTGTATTGAACATCCAAGATATAAAGGTTTTCATCATACACCCCACCGATAATAGTACAAAGGAAATCGTCCCCCTCGTCAGCCGTGTCTGTATAGCTTACAACTTTTTCAAACTCAGTNGGCTTTTTACCCCAAACCATAAGAGTCTTGTAAAGTATGCCGACTAGGTCAGGGGGTTCTTGGTGATAGTTGGCCAAAAATATAGCGGGGTCTAGCTCGCTTTGTAAATAGTCGTATCTCTCTTTGTCTAATAGATCATCGCACAGCATGCCTTGTGATTCAGTCCAAGCTTGCATTTTACAGGCTAACCACATATTACCATTAACCCCGTCAAGATTAATTCCTACTAGGTCATGCTTTGACCACCTAGTTAGGTTTAACAGCTCTAAGCCGCCTTTTTCAAGTCTTGAAAGGATAGAGTTTTTATAGGTCTCTTCCATTTTCTCAAGATGCTTTTGATTAAATGCCTCTAAGCTTGACTTGATAGGGTCATCGCCAATCATTAGCTTAAAGCCTCTACCAGTAAAACCAGTTTCCCAACCTGCGGCCATGTAAGAGAAGAAAGTCCCCTCTAATGCCCATTTTGCAATAGACTTGTTGCCATGCTTTAACTTGGTGTCTGGGAATATATCTTCATAGATCACAGCCAAGGGGTTAATTCTTTCCTCTAGTAGCGTGTCTCTGGTATACATAGAGAATTCCATCGCCATCTTAGTGTTGTATGAGTAAGTGCCAACCATGCTTTTAGCGTCTTTACCAAATACCCATGCAGAGAATAAAAAGAGTGTGCGAGACTTGCCGAATCTAGGGGGGAGATTGATTGCTAGGTTTTTGCACTGTTTTCCTTGGGTGGTTTTAAGGTCTACACTCCATTCAGTACCTTTGACCTTGCCATTGCTAAGGGTGTCAACATCTGCGTCTTGCCAGGTTATGCAATCCGCAAAAGGAGAATCTAGCTCTATCCTGCCATCGTAAACATCGGCTATCTTCTCAATTGCGGGCTTTCCTTCAAAGAATGATTGAAGGGTTAAACATAGGATAATTAAGTGGGGTCTATCGTTTAGGTAGAAATCAGGGGCCAAGACCTTGCAGAAATGCCAAAAGCTCTCCCTTGCCTTCGCTGCGTTGTATTCGTTGACTAGGAGTAGTCTATCTTGTGGGGTCATTTACTCTTTCTTTTCCCTGACAATTACCTCAATAGTGCGNCCGTTCTTTAAGGTAATGCCTGCGCCTGTGGTTTTGCCTGAATCAATTACATCCTTGATCATTTCTTTTGTGTATCTAATTAGGTTTTTAGTGTTTTCTCTGTCTGTCATTCTGATTCATTTCTTAAGTGTTTCCCCTGTGGAGAAAGTACATTTTTAGTTTGATTTTATTGAGCTATTCAAAAACTCATTTTCTCCCCCTTCGATTGCCATAAACAAAACCTAGATTTTCACATGCCTCTTTAGCCTTTGGGTCGTAAGCCTCAGCACAATCATACATATTAACTTTTCTCACTCTCTTAGCGTAGAACTTAAGCTCTAGCTCGCAAAATTGAAGTTTTAAGTCGTGGTTGCACTTAATCAGCTTTCTATTTGCAAGGTCTCTATCTGCCTTTCTAAGGTAGATTTTATTAGCTTTATCAAGGCATAGGGCCCTAGCCCTGTTATATTCCATGTAGTTTGAATTTTCGCAATTATGCCCCTGGTATGAACCGTAATAAACTGAGGGTGTGCATCCAGTGATGAAAGCTGACAAAACGCCTAAAATAATTAGTCTTTTCATTTTACCCTGTATTTATCTAAAGTATTCAAAAACGAAGCCAAAGCTCTAGGTATTCTATCATCTTCTAAAGCAGCCGATAAGAAAATAATTGCCTCGTTCTGATGTTTCACTGTTTTTAAATGACTAGACTCGCAGTCTCTCACCTCTCTTGTGCTGCCATTGTCCATCTCTTTACTGCATAACTGACTTAAAGTTCCAGCCACGTAGTTAAAATCTTTAGCCTGCAAACTTGCTGAGTACATAAACCCAAGCATCACCACTAAAATAAATCTCTTCATTGTTCCCTTTTGATTTGAATTATTGACATGACCGTGAGCGTGACCCACAAAACACGGTTGATATGATGCTAAGGGCAACGCCTTCCGCCCCTGTCTTTTCGAACTGCTCAACATCTCGCAATTCCGATTCCTTTTGCTTTAAGTCGTTTTGTAGTGCTTCAATGGCGACTTTAAGCTCTCTTATGCTTCTTTTGATTTCTTTTGATCTCATGCTTCCCTTTTATCTACAAATTTAATTAGCAACATCCTCAGCTTGTTTGAGTGCTAGCATAATTTCTTCTGGCGTCCTGCCTATAAAAGCCTCTTTAGTGTTCTTTTTCTTTAGGTCTATTCCTAATTCTTCTGCTAGTATCTTCATTCTCCTTGAATAGAAGTTTCCAGCCCTTTCAGCTAGGTTTATTAGCTCGGTTCCTAGCCTGATCTTTTGAACAGCCTCTTGCGCTGCTATATCAGCTAACTCATTAGCGTTAGGCTCATCTTTGAAAGCCTCCTTAAAAGAATCAAAGTCGCTAACCTTTGGCATTGCCTTAATGGTTGTGGCCACTAGCTCCCTTACATCCTCAGTATCATCAAGATAGCTTTGAGCATGATTTACAGCCTTTGTTGCTATCAGCATTCCTGCGGGCTTGTACTTCTTTGGGAAGTTCCCACTTTCGACTATCCCTTCTATCGCCTTGTTTACCTCTTTCGTTAGCTCCCCATAGACAACGCCATTTCTCTTTGCAAAGTTGTTTGAGCTTTGAGGGCTTTTGAATTTATACTTTCTTGCGATCTCGGATTTGCTTAACTTGCCATCACCGTAATCTTGCTTAAACTCATTTAGCTTTTTCTCAGTTAACTTAACAGCCATTCAAAAACCTTTAATCTTATTCGTTTTTTACATCCTACCTTATTGTAAATTTTTGTAAAGAACAAAGGACTTATCAAAACTTAATAATTTGAAATAAAAGAATTTTACAATTTTATCTTTTGTAAAATTAGCCACAAGTCAAAACGCAGGCACTTCATAGATACTAGCCGAAGCTCTATCCCCTAGGTGAGGGTAAAATCTCCATGCCTTACAGTCTACTTTAAAAACTGCTTAACGCTCTAACTTGTGACGATTTCTTATTCCCACTTTCTCCAAGGTGGTGCAGCCGTAAAAGCTACGATTAAAAATATAGGAGCCAGGGCTACAAACACAAAGCAGACTGCAAGCTCTAATTCCTTGCTGAATTCTATTTCTGTCTCATTGCATAGGTTAGCCCATGTGTTAGCCCATAAAAAGGTATACAAGCCCCATATTGGCCAGAAAATAGATATTGTTATATATTCTGTTTGCAAAATTCCTCAATATCGTTTTGCATTTCTTCAATCCATCCCTGATTAAGTGCGGGGTTCGACTCGGTTACTTGAATTAACAGACTCGCTTATTTTAAGTTCGTAATCCTCAAAATCAAAGTTCTTCTTGAACCATTCGTGGATGTTTGTGTCTTTGGGGATTCTGGTTTTCTTGAGTTCCCATCCAATAACAAACTCATTCAATTTTACAAAGCCAGGTCCATAACAGCATTGAACGGTAGCTTTTGTCCACTCACGTTTAATACTTGAAATCTCAACCTCAGCATCTTTCTTCACAAAAGGAGCAATCTCTGCAAAGCGATCTCCTTAGCTAGTACCGAGTTTCTAACCTCAGTATCGTCACCGTTCTTAGATACTTCAAACACAAGGCAATCAACTAGCTCATATTCTAGCTCATCATCTTCTGGTGGATGACAATCATCTAAGTCTGCTTTGATCACGGCTTCTCTACCATAAGAGTAAGTGACATTAAATTTCACTTGTTCCAAGGCAAACAAAGTGTCATTAATTACCTTTTCTAGTGCTAAGTCTAAGGTTATTTGTTTAGTTTTCATTTTTTTTTGCTCCTTTGTTTACTTCACTCGTTAACTCAGTCCAACTGTCAAGTAATCCTTGATACTTCAGCTCAATATAACAATCACTTTCATGGCGACCTCTTGGCTGTCAGCAAAAAGGGCATGGTTCTAAGCCTGTTTCTTTACTCATTCTTCCTCTATGGCTAATGCTAACTCTTTAATCCGCTCCTTTAATTTATGCTGTTTGACGGCAATAAAACTTTGCAGTAAAAGAGTAAGTATAAGTAAAAATGTTATGTAAGCTTCTATGTTGTTCACGCATTCGTTTATCATAATCCCTTTGGGGTAATTATAGGAACAGCGTTAATGTCCTGATAGTTTTCGGTGTCGTCAATCTTGACCCATTCTTCGAATTCTTCTTGTGTCATGGGTGTATTTAATTCTTTATCAGCCCTGCGTCTTCCTTCTTCTAGTTTCGCAATTCATCAATTTCTGGAGTGACTTCTTATCCATCTTTATTTCTCCTTTAGCCCATTCTTNAGGGCTGTTTTAATTAGTGTTTTTAGCTTAATATTTAGCAGTAGTTAAAATTTGCATTATTCCGTTAGCTTGCAAATCTACAATTATTTCCTCATCTTCTGTTTTTATGGTGTTCAGTTTTGAATACCATCTAATAGCGTGTAAAGCCTCATGCCAAAAAGATGAAATCATATCTTCATAAGTTTGATTTTTTGCTAGTTTAATGATTAAGTTTTCACACTGGCATTGGCCTAGTAGGTTTGAGTCTTCTCTGAGATTGTCACAAATTACAACCTCCCATTCAAAACCGTATAACTTAAATTCTTTAGGTATTTTTTCCATTTTTTAATCCTTTGTTTAGGGCGGTTTGTGCCGCTTCTCGTACTGAGTCGGTAGCGTTCCAGTGTGGGGTTGAGTTGATTTTAATTCCCTTTCTCTAAAAGAGAATGTAGTTCTTTTTTTGCCTCATCCAAAGTTTCAGATGCGAATTTTATAGTATTTCCAATACTTGTGTACTCGCCATTCTTTTTAATGAGAATCGTTATTGCATCTAAAATGTGAAGCCTTTCGTTGGGGTCACCAAGTTTAGACCCCCTGTTGAAAATATCTTGAATTTCTTCAAGTAATCTATCTTTAGAATCCTTTACGTCTTGAAGTTGTGCTTCGAAAAGCTCAATTCTAATTTTTAATAATCTCTCTAAGTGCTCCATCTTATTTCTCCTTAAGTTTTTGGCTTAGGCTGATCTAAAGTCAACAAAGTCAACGCAGCACATACAGGCGGAATCATCCCAAACATAGAGCTTTCCACAACGGTCACACTGGTATACTTGCAGGGTTTTTCCTTCATCTTGATACAAGTGGCGTACTGTGAATAGATCACCTTTTTGTCCATTGCTATTTTCGCTTGCGGGATGAACTTCGGTTAAGGATGCATAGGTAGTTCCAGTTAATGAATAGACCCGCTGTAATAGTTTGATAAGCTTTTTACGTGATCTATATTTTAGTGTAGTTACTTTCATTTCAGTTCCTCCATAGCAGATTTTACAGCTTGAGGCTCAACAAGAATCCTGTTGGCTATGGCTGCGTTTAGTGCCCAAGTTAGTTCGCCTTTAGGAAAATCCCCAAAATCCTCTAAGACCTTGGCTATCTCTTCTTTTGTGTAGTTCATTCGTCATACTCCGAGAGGTCATAGAAGCCGTTCTCATCTGGTTGAGGGGCTGGCCATGCTACAATTTGGAGTGGGAGATTTTTACTTACTGATTCTTTTGAGTTATATAAATATGTGGAAATATAGAAAGCACCAGGAATGCCGCACAGAGCAGGGGCGTAAAGCTTCTTCTCTGGCTTAAGGAATTCCTCTTTGTTAACTCCCTCTGGCCATCTTGCGTATTTCCAACTATCTCCTATTTGCGTGATAAATCTAAAGGTATTCCTATTATAAATTTCTCGAAATCTGCCTAGCCCCCAGCCTTCTTTGCTATCGCTAAACTCAAGGATAGCTCCTTCTTTTAGTCGTTTTGCTTCTTCTTCTGTGATTAAGTTCATTTTCTTGCCTCCATATGAGCGTTGTGTAGTTTCTTAATCTTGCCTTTTGTTGCATTAGGTAAGGTCAGGAATGGTTCAGGGTCGATTGGTTCATCTCTTGTTAGTAAATAGACTAGATCACGAACCAGATTAAAATCAACATCCTCCTTATTACATCTTTTATTAAACAAAAAGAATGGTGCTTCACCAAAGTTAAGTGAACCTGAATGACCATCCCCGCAGTTACCATCACCAGCGTTGGAGTGACCATTGTTATAGTCACCGGCATTGCAATGACCATTGTTACCGTGACCCGTGTTATAGTCACCATTGTTGGAATGACCTGTGTTGCGGTGGCCTGTATTGGAATGACCTGCATTGCAGTTACCATCGTTGGAGTGACCAGCATTGTAGTGACCTGTGTTGCGGTGACCTGTGTTATAGTGACCTGTGTTGCATTTACCAGTGTTACCATTACCATCGTTGCGGTTGCTATCGTGGTAAATCTCCTCCACTAGCCTGATTCTTTTAGCTACATGTTTTCGGGTTGCACCACTCTCTTCTGATAGAGTGACTTCTTCTGCTTCAACCTTAAACCGCCTAGTGCCTGCACCATTATAGTACGCCCAGGTTCCTGAAGGGTGCTCACAAAAGTGAAATCCAGACTTGCACATCTTGTCACCCCCTTCATACTCATACCATTTACCTAATTCAAATTGAAAACCTTTGTATTGCATGTTTTCATTAATTGCTTTATATCCTATCATTTCTCTCTCCTTGTGATTAAGTTAGTTTCCATTTTTATATCCTTTTATATAAGAAAATTATTTTTCAATTTGACGATTTTTTAAAAAAAGCTTGTTTACTAATTCTTTCGGTTTGTCTATTTCTTCTAAAACTTTGATTTTTAACGGTTCATCTTCAACCGAAAAGCCAACCCATACAGTAGGCGCAACATCAAGACTTGCTTTAAAATAAAAAGGGGTTTCATTGTTTTTTCTTTGCTCTGTCAAGTAAGCAGGGTACACCCCTAAAAAATCCCTTTCTTTAAATTTCAAAGTTTCTTCATCTTGTTTACAAAGAAAATTCCATCCACCTAAATTTTTAATAGTTTTTTGCAAAGCAACATCTTTAAAAACAACATTGCTAGTGCTTCCTATTCTTCTTATTGCGTTTAGCAATTCCCCCCAAGCAATACGGGCCTGATCTTCTTTGTTTGTTGTCTCGCCATCTGCAAGGCAAAGCTCCCTAAATTGTGGCAAAGTAGGCATAAAATCACTGTTCCAATTCTTTTTATGCTTTTCTACTCCTTTGTGTAGCTGTAGAGGTGTTAGGTCTTTTAGATCTTCTTTCCAAGAATTTAAAACTGACTCTGATAATTCTTTACCATGCCTTGTAAAAATTTTACCAATGGTTAGATCTATTAATAGTTCTAATTGGTTCATTTTTTTACCTCATCTAAAAATTTTTCTACATCTTCTTGAGTAACATTAAAACCTAATGACTGCATTGACGCAATCAGCATTAACCCACAAGTTGATATGCATTCACTAGGCGTAAGTTTAAGGTATCTAAATTCTTCAACTGCTGAAATTGCTGCTCTTTCTATTTTTTCATTCATTTTAAAATATCCATGTTAGTGTTTAAATTTTTCTGCCTTTCTTCATGCCTTCTTCTTATTAAATCCATGTTACCACCTGCTCCTTTCGGCTTATCCTGTGATTGTTGCGGGCCTGCTTTTTCTAAAAATCTCTCTTGGTTCAACCATGTTGCTAAATATGGGATAAATTGTCCCCCGTCTTTCTTCCAATCCCAAGAATTAGAAAATTCTTTTATTTTGGCTCTTAAAAGCAAAGTAAACTCTTCTTGCTTGTCTTTGGTCTTATATTTCTTAAAATGCTTTTTAAAGGCGGTTTTTGCTGTGGTCTTGCTAGATTTCCTTGGGTAGTCTTCCCATACTTGAGCAAAAAGCATTTCAAAAAGGTCATTTTCAACCCCTCCCCCTTTAGGGGTATCTTTCTTTCCCTTCTTTCCCTTCTTTTCTTTCTTTCCTTTCTTATTCTTTGGTTCCACCGTGGTTCCACCGTGGTTCCACCGTGGTTCCACCGTGGTTCCTTTAGTGGTTCCATTGTCTTGTTTATTATCTTGGTAAAGCTCATAATTACAAACGTGTAATATAGTTCTTTGATGGTTCCTTTCCTGCACCAAAATTTGGCCTTTTTTTTCCAAACGTGCAACGTATCCCCTAGCCTTCTTTTTTCCCCATTCCCAACGTGCCGCCAAAAACCTTTCACTTGCTAGAAAATCCCCAAGATTTAAAACATAAATACCGCCTTTATCAAAGCCGCTGTACTGTTTTTTACTCCACCTAGCCATAAGTAAAATATCAATCCATGCCTCGAATTCAGTAAATGGCCTACATTTTGGCCAATCATCTGAGTCTTTTATAGCCCTGAATAGCTTTATATAACCTGATTGCATTTATTCCCCTAGTTGTTGAACGCCTTTAGGGGGTAATCGTGAGATAAAAGATTCTAAAATCTTTATGGTCTTGTTCTTTTGCAACAAGTCCAGCGGCAACAAGAAAGCTAATTACATTGCTTGCATTACTTGAGGAAATTCCAAGTTTTTCTTGAACTTCCTTTGCTGTTTCGCTTCCTTCGTTGATTGTTTTTAAAATATTTTTTTGTCTTGGCGCTAGTTTGATTTTTTTCATTTTTCCTTTATTTTTTTGGTGATAATTGTTTTTAAACCTTATGAACTATTAAGTCAAGAATAAAAACTACCGTTTAAAAGCAAAAATAGAAAACTTTGAAGGCACTGGACCTATGCCTATTTTTGTGGCCTCTAAAGCACTTACGCCTTTTATTGACGGGGGTTTTTAAGATACGGACCTTGTTCCAATTTAATACATAAATGAGAAATAAACTCATAAGGGGTTTATTCATTTTTTGAAAGTTTCATATCTGATTTATTTTTTTATGAAAGAAAACTTGCCCTTTCCCTGTTATTAAAACCTGTCTATAGGTCTGGGTCTTTCGTTTCTCTTTATCAAAATAGGTTCTTTCGATTACATCAAAGTATCTCGCCTCTAAATATTGTCTATACGGCATTTTGCTTTTTGTTAGGTATCCTTGATCTTTAAACCATTTGAAAAGGTTATTTCGGCCCATTTTGTCAATACCAAGGATAGCCGCAAAGCTTTGAACTGTGATACCGCCACTTTCTGAAACGTCTTTTGCAAATGCAACCTTGGGCGCATCTTCTTTGATCTGAATTTCTAGCTGTTCTTTTTCCTTTTCTGATTCAATGATCATCAAGGCAAGGTCTGTTCTTGAAAGATTTTTTTGTGGGCGTTTTAACAATCTTTCGCACTCAATAAAATACTTTCTTGCAAGTTACCCTTTGAACTAGGCCTAATGCCCAAAGCTAAACCGTTGCACTTTTGTTTCCCTGGGGCTGACTATTAACCAACGAAAGCCCCAAGGTTGCCTAGTGAATTCTAGGCTTTGTAAATTGAAGCAACGCCAGCGTTAACAAATTCAGCATAAAAACCGTTTTCACTAAGTAAACTATAAAGCTCTTTTGTTTGCCCCATTTCCGTATGAAAACCAAATTCATTATAATAATCAAAATGGCAAAAATCGGAATTTTTATTGTGGCTTTCGGCTGAAACTAAAAGGCAGTTTTTACGCTCTTGGTGGATGCAAATTTCAACCCCTAACTTTTCAAGTTGCTTTGCAATTTTTTTGAATTGTTTTTCCATTTTTCTGTACTCCGTTAAAGTTATGTATTTAATTAATGTACTATAGACTTACCTAAGTTAATCTATATATGTCAAGCCTATTGTTTTATTTAATTTC